GGCGCAGGGTATTGCTACATCTGGTAGTACCGGGCCGAGTGCTGCGGATATCGCCACCGCTATCCTCGCCGCTGCACAGATCACGCCGATCATGTCTGAGGTACAGAAGATCAACGGCGCAGAAGTTATTGGTGACGGTAGCGAGATTGATCCTTGGCGAGCCGTAGGAGTAGACCCATAATGTTCTCCCGTAAATCTTTTTCGCAAAAGTCCTTCTCCAAGAAGTCGTGGTGGATGGGCATAGTTTCCACAGCAGTAAAGCTGAGATTGTCTTTGGTGTCGTACATCAGCAAGCAAATCACACTTCTGTCTAAGGTCTGGTGATGGCTGAACGAATATTTTTAGCTTCCACAACGGCAACCAAGGTGCAGGGGTACTCTACTTTAATGTTGTCATCCGACCACGCATCGTTGTTGGTTACCCGTATTGCAGCCTCAAGTAACCCGACACGAAGGGTGGCACTTTCGTCACGAATTGATCTGGAGCAGATATGAGTAAAGTTTTTGTAGGAGACATAGGGACGGAGGTGGCTCTTGATTGTGGCGTGAATGTTTCCACTGCGACAGTCAGAAAAATCCTTGTCAAAAAACCTGGGAGCACGGCTACGGTAGAGTGGTCCGCTGTGGCTGATGGCACCAACGGCATTAAGCATATCGCTGTGTCTGGAGATTTTAGTGTTGCGGGAGTCTATTCCCTGCAAGCCTACATCGAGATGCCAGGTTGGACTGGCAGGGGTGAAGTGGCTAAAGTCGATGTATCGGCTTGACACAAAAGCACAATCAGACACATAATGCTAAAACTCATCAAGGAATCGCTATGAAGTACCCAACGCAGGACAAATTGTGGGCTGGCACTGAAGCGTCACTATCAATGCACCTGCAACAGGTTGAGGCTGGAGAATTGAAGATGGCCTCCGCAGTACCAACGGAGGAGGAAACCCCTCCGTTCCTTGAGGTCAGTGAGGGTATTGGCGTCATATCCATCAAAGGCCCCCTGACCAATCGAAGCGAGTGGTGGTTGTCCATGATGGGCATCACCAGCTACAACGCTATCCGTGAAGCTCTCGTGTCTGCTGCTGGTAACCCAGAGGTGAAGCAAATCCTTCTGGACATCGATTCTGGTGGTGGCGCTGTGAACGGCGTTGCTGACATCTCCGCGCTGATCGAGAGTATTGATACCAAGGTAAAGCCGGTTATTGCTTTCACCGATGGAATGATGTGTTCAGCGGCTTATTGGATTGGCGCTTCGGCGCGTGAGGTATATGCCTCCAAGGTAGCAACTGTAGGCTCCATCGGTGTTATCTCCACCCACATGGAGTACAGCAAGCAACTTAAAGACGACGGTATTGGCGTGACTGTCATGCGCTCAGGCAAGTACAAAGCTCTTGCCAACAGTGCTGAACCTCTCACGGAGACCGCCAAGGATCAACTCCAAGAACACCTTGATGAAGCCTACCAAGTATTTGTTCAGCACATTGCCGATGCACGTAGCGTCAGCTACGAGGTTGCAGACAAAACGATGGCGCAAGGTCGAGAGTTTTTTGGTAAGCAGGCAGCAGCAGCAGGTCTTATCGAAGAAATTACTACCTTTGACAGCCTTTTTTCGCGGTTAAGTGCTGACAGTATTGACAAAAAGACTCATGTAGTTAAAAATCGCGTCCAACAGTTTAATCAATCCGGCATGTCCGGTTCATCGGAGGTAAATATGGCAGGTCGTCAGGCTCTTACCGAGCAACAGATTGCGGCACTTGCTGAGACGGCTGCGGCCACAGGTGAGGCTACGGCTGATCCTATTGACCAAGCTGGAACTCAGGAACCCGCGCAGGAGTCCGAAGGAGCAGAAGTGGCTAACGCCGCAGAAGCCAAAGCAGATGCAGCCCCCGAAGCTGCCGCTGCACCGGACAATTCGCAACTGGTTTCCTACCTTCAAAGCCAGGTCAAGGAACGTGACGATGCTCTGGTGCAAACCAAAGTCCAACTTGCCACGCTGACCGAAAAACTTGCCTCTGCTGAAGCCGTTGTTGGCGACCTTACTGCAATCGCAGCTAAGTCTCTGAACAATATGCAGGTAGCACTTGGTGGTTCGGCGCTCGACATGAGCACCGCATCCCCTGTCTCGGTGATTACTGAGCACAAGCGCGTATCAGCCCAGTTTGTATCGTCGTTCAAAGCGGGTGGTGTTGCAGCGGTAGATGCGGCGCAAGCTGACAAAGCTACTGTTTCCGATCCTCGTCATATGGCCCGCGTAAATGCGGCTCGTTTCACCAAGTAAGGAGTTTTAATTATGGCCAAGTTTCAAATGAAAGAACTGATTGGTGTCGAGCCGATTACCGCCCGTTTGGGCGCTGCGTCGGGTTCGGCTAACTATGTGACTGACAAGGAAATCGGCAAGCCGGTTAAGTTGGTTGGTGACAGCCTTTACAACCTGTGCGCTGCTGGCGACCAGATTGAAGGTTTTGTTACCGCAGTGGAAAGTTATACCGCTGATGATTTCTCGATTGGTTCCGTCGATGTAGAAGGTCGCAAGCGCGTCATGCTTGATGGCCTGCAAGCTACACCTGGTACCGGCGTGATTGCTGTAGGTGATTATGTAGTTGCTGGTACTGCTGTTGCCAAAGATACTGCCATCACTACGGCTCCGAAGGTCTGCAAGGCAACTACTCAAACTGGCATGTACTTCGCCTGGCGCGTTGTGTCTCTTGAAGGCACCACTGCTGTTGGTCAATACGCCACCATCGAACGCGTTAACGGTTAAGGAGAAATAAACATGGCTGCTTTTATTGACGCCTCTGGCGCAACCCAACAGTTTGAAATGACCCTCGACGTGATCCGTGATGCGAAAGCAGCGGGTCAGACCGAGCGTGATTTCATCAACGCTTCGTTGCCGACTGACCCCGCCAAGTACGGCGATGCGTTCAGCCAGCTTTGCGCGTCTGAGGGTATTGTCCTCACCCCGCAGAAGAAGTTTGGTATGAAGTCATCCAACCTGGATGCCGTCCTGAATGGCCGTCCGGTTCTGGAAGCGGGTACCATCGTTCGCAATCCCACCAACCAAGCTCGCATCCTTCTGATGCCCGCTATCGGTGCGTTGGTTGAGGACAAGCTGGTTGCCGACCTCGAAATGAATGCCAACGAGTTCGACAAGATGCTTGCCTTGGACGAGACCATTGCTGATGAATGGCTCCTGTGGCCGGAAATCAACTATTCCGGCCCCGAAGCTGCCCGTTCGCAAGTCATCTCGCAGTTGGCCAAGCCCGCTACGATGATGTCTGTGACCACCTCTGAGAAATCGGTTCGTATCCCTACGTTCTCTCTGGGTATCGAGTGGTCGGAACAGGCTACCAAGTACGTCAACCTGAACCTCTTGACTCTGGCTATCGCCCGTCAAGTGGCCGTCGAGCGCAATGCTCGCGCCAACACCAACCTGCTGAACATCGTGGCTGGTGATGCGGACATGGGTCAAGGTACTTTGGCTTCCTTGGGTAAGGTAAGCGCCGCTTCTAGTTTGGATGCATTGGCTACCACGGGTATCACCCAACTGGCTTGGATGAAGTGGCTGTACCTGAACTCCACCAAGGAAAAGGTTACACACCTTGTCACCGACATCGCTGGCGCAATCGCCATCGAGAACCGTTCTGGTCGTCCGATCATCACTAACGATGACCCGAACAGCGCCCGTATCAACACGCGCACCCATGTTAGCAACCCGACCTGGGCGGCTGATCTGCCGGTGTTCATCGTTGATTCATCCGTGGGTTGGACTGCCGGTACGATCCTGGGTATTGACTCACGTTATGCCCTGCACCGTGTCACCAGCACCAACGCTTCGTATCAAGCTCAAGAGGACTTCGTTCTTCGTCGCGGTTCCGCCATGCGGATGGACTTCGGCCAGATCGTTCGTCGCCTCTACGCCGATGCGTCGGGTTGCAAGGTTCTCACCTACGCATAAGCACTGACGCTCTATCAAAGGCCCACTTCGGTGGGCCTTTGTTTTGTTACGATATGGGTCCTACTTGTCAATAACGGCAACAACTACTACAATGCCGTTTATATTTCAAGGAGTGCGTTATGGCTGATCCTAAATTTCAAAAACCCTCTGTCAAAGAGGTAGAGGTGGAAGTTGCTGCCCCCTCCGCTAAAGTGAAACCCAAGACTGTTAAGGTCGTCACTTCTTACCCATTCGTAATTGACCTGATCACCGACACCAAGATCACTGCTACACCCGTGGAAATTGAAGTTCATCCGTGGCTTGAACTCCAGATCGCTGCGAACATTATCCAGGTGGTATAAGTGTCCATCACGACCTACACAGAGTACGACGAGGTTCGCGCCATCCTCGGCGTCGACGACGAGGAATTGCTCGACGCCACGATTGCCTTGGACATCTACGACACGCACTTGGTAGGGGAACTTGAGGACATCAACCTCATCCTACCCTCTGATTACGCTGTCATTGCAGCGATTGCCGCATCAGCTAGGACGCAGACGCAACAGAGGTTTTATTCTGCAACACGCCTGTTTGCTGCGTATGCTATCGCCAAGCATTTGTCCTCCGCTCTGCCGATGTTTGGACCGAAGGACATCACAGACGGTAAGGCTGGCGTTAGCCGTTTTGCGGATGCCCCATATAAAGCTGTCATTGCAGCAATCAAGGCGGAGTATGACCGCCTCCGCCCCCGCCTTGAAACCGCATATGCTGCAATTAGCAGCGGCTCAACATCTACCACGGCGCGGGTGTATTTCGCAAAGACCGGCCTTGCCACCGACCCTGTTACCGGCGTATGAAATTAAAACAAGCAGCCAAGTATTTTGACCGGACAGTTTGTACTGACGCCTATGGCGGCAGCACGACTTTCGTTGGTCAGTTTGGCCTGTTTGATGACAGCACCAGAGACGGCATCACGGTAGAACGCCGTGTCTTGTCTGTCGCTCCTGGCGTCGTAATTCCTCCGCGCAGGGTCATCAACGCAGGTGGTATGACGTGGATCATGGGCGATAAGCAGCCCGACACCTTCAAAGCGGATATTGTCCGTGAGAAGTACGTGGTGCATGTGGCTGATAGCAGCGGCACCATTCGATCCATCCAGCAACTCTTGCAAGGTGCTGCGGGGCTGTCTGTCTACACCGCACTTGCATGGGTAAAAGGCAGTAAGCAGATTGAGGTGTCCTCAGATATTTTTGACGTGTTCGATGGTTATTTCGCAGTAGGCGAACCAGCCAGCACACGCAGCATCCTGACTATTGGCACTGAACATTACATCGTCCGTACAGCGTACAAGAGCGAGTCAGGTTTTCTGGCTGCGGTCGTGGATAAACTGGCGATGCCTGATGTGGAGACGGCCACGTTCTCGGTGCGTACCTACAACCCTGTGGCAGATACCTACATATCTACCACCAGCAGCTTGACCGTGCTGCGTGTGCGTTGGCAGGAGCATTTTGAGTATGTGTCTCGAATGACTGAGCCGTACCAGCGAGGTGACCTGCAAGCAATGGTGCTGAAAACCACCACCCCAAAAGTTAACGATGCGATCACCTTGTCAGATGGAAAGTGGAATGTCCTGTCCGTAGCCGACGATGGTACCTACTGGTCAATGCACTTGAGGCGCACATGATCTCTATCAGCGTAGCCAATGAGTCAGAGTTTTACGACCAAATAAAAGCGTGGAAGGAAGCGGCTGAGAAGAAGATTGCCGGTGCAACCAAGGGTATTGCCTCGTTGCTGTTCAAAGACATCATATGGCATGGCCCGCAGTTCTCTGGAGACTTTGTGGCCAACATCAAAGTTGGCATCAATAAAGTAAATACGAGTTTTCAGCACCACGCGATCAACGACTCAAAGGAGCATTGGGTTGTGCGTCACGAAGGGGATAGAAAGCCCATGACCTACGCGATTGCTCACGCAGAGCCCGTGCTTGCGACCTATAAGTTTGGTGACGAGATTTATATCTCCAGCAATGCAAAGCACGACCAAGGGTATTCGTTCCTGATCGAAAATAACGCTATCGCTTTCAGACCAGAGAACCCGTCTGGTGGAGCTACGTTTGCAAATGCTTTAGGGCGGGTCAAGTCAAAGTATGCATTAATTGATGCTTACGCTCTACAACGTCTCACCAACACGAGCCTACTGGTATGACTACCTACGTCGAAGCGCGGGACGCCATAATCACCCATTTCAGCACGAACTGGGCGACGCAATACCCAACGATTCCTGTTGTTTACGACAACACGAACACAGTTGATCTGGACACGGTGGGAGATGTGTTTCTCCGCACCACGTTCGCACTTGAAGATGCTTCCCAAGCCAGCATAGGGGATAGCCCTATGGAGCGCGTGCGGGGGCACCTCTACATCAGTATTTTTTCCAGAGCAGGTACCGGCACGCGCAGCGGCATCGGGTATCTGGACTATATCTCCACTCTGTTCAAGTTTAAGAACCTGAGCGGGGTAACGGTTGGAGCGCCATCCCCGACCTTCAAGGAGTCGCACGACGGGTGGCACATGCAAATGATTGGAGTACCTTTTTTCTTCCATGTTTTCTGATTGACGCTATTGCAAATCAGGACTCATGGGTTTATGATCGCGTGAAACTCGCACACAGGAGTAGTTAATATGGCCCTAGCATCCTCGAACCTTGTCCAAGTATCCTACTCCCCAGAGGCTACATTTGGCACCATCCCCGCTGGCACAGTCGGCGCTAGCGCAATGCGTTACACAGGGGAATCCCTGGCGTTCTCGCTGCAAAGTGATACCTCTAAGGAGATTCGCTCCGACCGTCAGGTGACTGACCTGATCCAGACCGGCGCATCGGCCTCTGGCGGCATTAACATTGAGATGTCCTACGGAGAGTACGACACCTTCCTAGAAGCCGTCGCAATGGGCACATGGGCACCTCTGGGGGCTGCATCCTCGACCTTCGTCGGCTCATGGACCGCTGGTGGCTTTACCATCACAGCAGGTTCTGCCACTTCCGGCAATGACATTTTTACCGCCCTGCACGCAGGCCAACTGATCAAGATCGTTGCTCCTGGCAACGCTTGTGATGGGCAGGTAGTCAAGGTTCATGCGACAACGCCGGTCACATCGACCATTATCACACTTGATCCCTCGACGCCGATGGCGGCTGTTGGCTCCTCCGTTGCAACTTGTGCAATCGATACCTTGGGATACACCCACGTAGGTTTCTCTGGAACCTGGACGTTGGCAGGTACCACGATTACGGCGGCTGTTGCCCCCACTGGTACGGATGCTTTCACCAACTTGGTTGCTGGACAGTGGATTCGCCTTTACGCTCCTGGCAACGGTTCCAACGGTACGCTGTGCAAGGTGGTTTCTGCTACATCCACGATTATCACGGTTGATGCAGCCACTCCGTTACCTGTTGTTGGAACAACGATTGTAGGTTGCAAGATCGTTGGCTCGCGCTTGTCGAACGGCACTACGGTGCGCTCCTATTCGATCCAGAAGGCTTTCACCGACGTTGCTCAGTTCTTTGCTTATCGCGGCATGAATGCATCCAAGCTGTCGCTGAGTTTTGCCTCTGGCGCGGTGGTCACAGGTTCCGTGGATTTCATGGGCAAGGATTCAGTTCGCTCTGCCACCACGCAACTTTCCTCCACGGTTCTGCCGTCGCGTACCCACGACGTAATGAACGCGGTGACGGGCGTAGGCAACATTCTGGAAGCGGGTGTTGCACTTCCTGGCACCTACATCAAGTCGTTGAAGTTTGACCTTGACAACAAGCTGCGCGGCCAAACGGCTATTGGCACACTTGGCAACATCTCCGTAGCCCCTGGTACGCTTGAGGTTAAGGGTACGATGGAAGTCTATCTGGCCAACGGCACGATGTACGACAAGTTCCTGAACAACACGGCATCCTCGATCTCTTGGACGATGAAGGACGGCGCAGGCAATGCTTACGCCTTCACGCTGCCCAAGGTGAAGTACAGCGATGCTCAGGTTCAAGCAGGGGGACTTGACCAAGACGTAGTTCTTTCGATGCCATTCACGGCACTGATGGATGCGACTACCAGCAAGACGATTCTGATTGACCGCGTTTAAGTAGCAAAGAGGGAGGCAACTCCCTCTGTTTTACCTTTGAAGATGCTTTGATGACAACTTGACAGTTTAATAGAAAGGGACACAAATGGATATTTTCTCCACCTATGCAACCGATGAGACCAAAGAGAATGGCGGTGTCTGGGTTGAAATTGGCGACGCTGAATTTCTCATCGCTCGTGCAGGCAATGCAAAGTACAACAAGCTGCTTGCCAAGACCTACGAGCGTAACCGCAAGCTCCTGGAGCGCAAGGACGAAGCGGCAGATAAGCTGGCAGAACAGATGATGGTTGATGTCATGGCCACTACCATTCTGCTTGACTGGAAGAACGTACAGTGGCAAGGCAAGGATTTCCCTTACTCTGAAGGTAACGCTAAAGCCCTTCTGAACATCAAGGATTTCCGCAAGCAGGTATCCTCGTTGTCTGAGGACTTCACTGCGTACCAAGCTGCTGAGGAAGAAGCACAGGCAAAAAACTAACAGAGTGTCTTGAGTGGGATCTCCAGTGGGGCCCACAACTCAAGACACTGATGGAAGTTCAGGAACAAATGGGGATCGTACCGGACGCGCTAAACCGCCGTCCGGTACGTGATCCAGCAACACATAAATACTCGTCAGCGTTTTCTGCACTGTCGAGGAGTAGGGGGTCAGGAATGGGTGGGCTCCTTGCTATAAGTGTCACAGATGTAGTGTCGTATCTGACTTTGATCGGGGAGCATGACATGGATGAACGCAGCAAGTTTTTAAGGCTGATTCAGCACATGGACGCTACCTTTTTCGATGAGGTTGAGAAACGTCGTGAGCAGGAGAATGGAAAATGAGCGACGGACTTGTACTCAGCCTAGCGGTAAAGACAGACACTAAAGCCTTAGAGGCTTTAGAGGCACTTGTAAGGAAGTTACCAAAGGAGTTTAAGGAGGCTGGTGGGTCGTCTAGTGCTGCACTCAGTCAAGAACTTAGGTCTGGGTTAGACTCTCTTGAAGCTGCAATAACTAAACTCAGTGACTCCATTGCTTCTGGTATTAGGACAGGTGCAAGTAAGGGTAGTAAAGCACTAAAAGATCAAGTAGTAAAAGATGCGAAGGATGCAGCCGAAGGGGCTAATAAAGAGTTAGCCAAGATAAAAGCACCTCCACATGTATCTAGCATGGGGTATAAGGTGTCTCCATCTGCACCTATCTCTGCAATATCCTCTCCAGGTGCGGCTTCTAGCCTCATTGAGCAGAATAGGAACGAACTTGCAAAAATAGCAGCTGAAGCCAAGGCTGACCAGCACGCGATCAACTTAAACCACAAAATCTCTGCAGCGGAACGCCTACAGATAGAAAAAGAGTACGCCGCCAACCACAAAATCTCTGCAGCAGAACGTGTTGAAATAGAACAGTTAGCATTAAACAGAATGAGGGCTGCTGAGGCAGCGTTCCTTGCAGACTCCAAGACGATGTGGCGAGCTTACGCTGCAACAACAGGGGTTCAGTCACGGATAAATACCGCCTCGTTAGCGGGGGTGTCTGCTGGCACTGATGTAGGGGTTTTGAATCTTAAGGATGCCCACTCCAAGCTAACGACGGAGGTTGACAAGTCAAAGGTAGCATTGCACGGATGGTCTTCCTCGTCCAGAGAAGCTCACTCAGCCGCACGAGGTCTTGCAGGGTCAGTAGGTTTGCTATGGACAACCTGGGGTTCCACAGTGCCCATATTGGCAGGTGCTGCAATCGGAGCATCCATCAGGGAAACTATTAAGGTAGGCAAAGAACTTGAATACCAACTGACTTTCGTTAAGGAACTAGCTGGCGGCAGTGCCATATCATTTAAGGATTTTGGTGATGCTGTAAGGGGTTCCATGAACACCCCTAAAGAGGCTGCGGAAGGCTTGCGTGCGTTGGCTCAGAACGGCCTTGATGCACAGCAATCGTTACAAGCCTTACCAACCATACTGCGGTTAGCCACGGTAGGTGAGATGTCTGTTGCAGACGCAGCCTATGGCGCTACAGGTGTGATGCACGCTTTTAACCTGGAAGTGACTGATTTAGGTAGGGTGTCTGACGTATTCGCTAAAGCGGCTGCTATATCCAATACAACAGTGACTGGTATGGTAGGTGCTATGAAGCAAGCATCAACTGTTGGCGATTTGTACGGCGTAACATTAGAACAAACTGCAGCAGCCCTGGCTGTTATGGCAAAACGTAACATCGAGGCGAGTGCGGCAGGTACAGCCTTTAGAAACATGATGAAGGAAATGACAGCACCTTCAGATAAAGCTAAAGCTAGTATAGAGGCAATGGGCTTATCGTTTTATGATGCAGGTAAGAATCTAAAGTCTATGCCTGAGATGTTAAAAGAGATGGCTGTCTCTGTTGCAACTCTGAATGAAAAAGGTAAGATTAGCTTCTTGAATGAAATGTTTGGTGAGCGTGGCGCTAAAGCAGTCAGCGCACTTTTATCAGACTATAAAATGTTTGGACAATACCTGGAGGAGCTTAGTGATAAGCACGCCAACTTTGTCAATCGTGTAGTTAACTCACTGCAAGATACACTGCAGGGTAAAATACAACGAATGACTAATGAGTTAGCGTTGTCGTATGCAGATGCTTTCCAAGGCAGCGAGGCTTCAATTAAAGAGACCGTTGATGCTTTAAGAAAACTATTTGAGTCTAAGGATTTCAAGAGTACGGTCCAGAGTATTACTGTTTCAGTGGCTGAATTTACAACAGTCCTTGCTGAAAATGCAAAAACAATCGGAACGGTAGTTGCAGCCCTTGCATCGGTGTCTATCGCTAAGTTTGCGATTGAGATGTTCGTTGGGATGGGGGCTGCAGCCACCCGTCTGGTGCCAATATTGCGTGAAGTGGTTATAGGTATTGGTTGGGTAGTCACCGCATCTACTCTAGCGGAGGCTAGGTATGCTGGACTTATGACATTACGGGCTGGATGGCTGGCTTTATCAGGAGCTATTAACGTAGCGACCGCCGCAGCTATGAGGTTTATTTTGAGCCCTGTTGGGGCAATCATTACAGCTATTGGATTGGCTGTACTGGTTACTGCTAAGTATTGGTGGGATAAAGCCAAGGCTACTGAGGCTGCTGTAAAGTGGGCAGACCAATTTACTAAAGGCTCAGAAGGACTTGCTAGTGCGCTGAAAAGAGAAACAGAGACATTACGCAAGAACAATGACGAGCTTGAGCGGCGTATCGAGTTGCAGCGCACAGGAGGTGATGAGAGGCTTGCTAGTGGTGTATTGGCCGTATCGAAAGCTAGGGAATCCGGTTCTTTAGCTCAGATGGTACAACGTATGCAACTCGTACCGCGTGGAACAACGACATACAAGGCGCACAGCTAACTGCGTTGTACGAAAAACGTAAGGCTGCTCGTGCTGATCTGGAGAGTATTCAAAACGACACCGTAGCAGCCTCCTACGAGTATAAACGTCAAGACATGGGTCAGGCTGAGAGCCAGTTCTTCAAAGACCTTGAGCAGTTTAAGTCAGACGTGGACCTTTACAACCAAAGCGGCAAAGGTCCGAAGGTTGAGGTTAGTATTAAAGCACCAAAGTTTAATAACCTGGAAGATGTTAAGCAGTATCAGACTCACCTAGCTGCTGTCAAGAAAGACTTTTCTGACTCATACCTGAAGGATGCTCCTACAGGTACTACTGCAGGGGAGATAGGCTCTCAGGTAGGCGCTATAAACCAAAAATGGGATGCCTTAGTAAAAGCAGAGCAGGCAGGTTTTGAGCAATACAAGCAACTACTTGACCAAAGAGTTAAGTATGGTGCCATATCTCAATCAGCCGCCAACATACTCCTTGAGCAGCAAGCAGATATTACGGACAGAAAAACTGAGTCCCTGCGTAAATCACAAGCCAGCGAGTTAGAGCATCTTGTAACTAGCAATAGTGTGAATGCTGCGACTAAGACAAGTATTCAAACTAAGCTGGAGGAGATACGATCCACACAGGAAGCTACAGAGGCGACCAGGGCTTTTACTGTTGTTAAGCGGCAAGAAAAAGATGCTTTGATCCAGGCTTCTCAAAGTCGTAAGTTGGATAACGACATAGCTGCGTTTATCACAGAAGAAACAATAAAACGCGCCAAGATGTCAGCTAGGGATACAGAGCTAACTTCGGCGCAAAGAGCGGCACAAGAAGCCTATAACGCAACGCTGCAGAACGGAGAGCGCACTCTTAAAGGTTACACAGATGCACTCAACGAAGCGACCACCGCACTCAACGAGTTGCAGGATGCCTATGCAAAGTCTGCCACGCACACCCAAGCAGAAACTGATGCACTTGAGGCTCAGAAGCAGAGAGTTGATTCTGCTGCTGCTGCCCACAGCAGGATGTCTGAGGTAATTAAAGAGCAGGCAGAATCCACCGCAGGGTTGGCTTTCAATACCCAGTCCGCTGCTTCGGCTGCTCGTGACATGCAGACTGCTTATAGCGCAGCTTCTGCTGTCATGGATGCAATGCTTAATGCACGCAAAGAGTCTGGGTTCTATACAGACATGGAAGCTATGAGGGCTGAGGGTAATATCAACAAAGAGAAGATTGCGCAACTCACGGAGATAAAAGCAGCATATGAGGCTATGGGAGCTTCTGGTGCGGCGGCGGCTGCTCAGATTGAGGCGCAGATCATCTCGCTCTCTAGCAAACTTGACCCATTAGCAGATAAGATACGAAGTATTTTCGAGAATGCTTTTACAACCTTCTTTGAAGACCTTAGCAGTGGAACTAAGTCTGTTAAGGACGCATTTAAGGATTTAGCTAGGAGCATAGCAAAAGACTTTAGTAGTATGCTGGCTAAGAATATGTCACAGCAGCTAATGAAGTTTCTTGGGGATGGGTTGGAACCAGGAGGTTCTCAGGGTTTATTTGGATTCATAAGCAAGCTGCTTGTTCCAGATGATATAGGTAAGGACATAGCCGCCAGGGGAAGTTCTATATACGACAGCATTAAGAGTGCATTAGGTGTTGGTGCAAGTTATGGTGGCTCCGGCGGAGCTAGTAGTGCTTTAGGTGTAATAAGCGGTGGTGCCTCTAAAGTCACTTACCCATCAGGGCCTAGTGATATTGGATCTTCGTGCGATCTCGCTGCAAAGCTAAGTGATGCATCCTCTGCAGTTGAGCAGTTTGGAACACAGTTATCTGGGTCTGTATCCAGCATAGACACCCTTACTACAGCCGCGACAGCAGCAAACACTGGCTTAACTGGTGTTGGTGCCTCATCAACAATGGCGGATACTGGGCTAGTTGGTGTGGGAGCATCTTCCACCATAGCAGATATGGGGTTAGCAGGTGTAGGCACAACCGCTGTAGTAACAGATAGCGCCATCGCAGGGGCAGGGATGACCACAATCATAACTGACGCTGCCCTAGCTTCAACTGCAGTGTCTGCGACAGCAGCAGCTTCAGGCTTAACCGCTGTAGCGGCTACGTCTGGTACTAGCTCCTCCTCAAACTTTTTGACTACTGCGTTATCTTTCATACCAGGTGCCCCGACACCAGCAGCTAACGGACATGTGTTCTCCTCAGCGGACTTGCACCAGTATGCAAACACCATAGTTAGCAGCCCAACTCTGTTTAGGTTTGCACAGGGCGGGGCTTTTAGGCATGGCCTCATGGGTGAAGCTGGTCCAGAAGCAATTATGCCTCTGGCAAGAGACCGCTCTGGCAAACTTGGCGTCCGCACAACAGAGAAAAAAGATGACGTATCTGCACAGCCAGCCTCAAAGGGTTATAGAATCATCAACGTCATCGACCCCTCACTTGTCAGCGATTACATGGCCAGCAGTTCCGGCGAGCAGCTTATTTTGAACACCATCAGCAGAAACCCTGGCAGCATCCGCCAGCTAATCGGAGGTTAAACCGTGGAACATGACAAGGCTGAAACCGTAGAACGTGAAGGGGTTAAATCGTGAGTTGGACTACAGGCACAGCAACAGGGTTGATGGACTTCATGGACAAGCTGAGGAACTTCCTCTGCGATCAAGGCCACGCATGGGGCAAGACCTACGCTGGCACAGGCAACGGCACTCTGACCAACTACCTTGGTACCGCCACCAGCGTTGCCGAGATGTTCACGATCACCGCGACAAGTGCGACAAATTTCACCGTAGTGGGTAGTGTGACCGGATCGTTGGGCGCAGCCACCGTTGGCACCCCTTACACCAGTGCAAAGATCAACTTTACACTGACCGCTGGTGGCACTGCATTCGTCTCTGGAGACCAATTCACCCTGCAAACGACCCCTGCATGGCAGAACATTTATTATCGTGGTTGCGTGAGCGGCGGGGCCATTTCTGAGAACCGCGTAGGGTCAAACTTCGATACGAGTACGAGTTACCCGATCACCAACATGTTCAACGGCGACAGTAGCAACTACGCGCAATCATATGGCGTACCCGCTTACGTTAATATTAAACTGCACAACGCGCAGCAGGTTGGACAGGTATATTTCCTACCTGCTTCTGTTAATGAATGTCCGAGTTCAGTATCTCTGTCTTATAGCGACGATGGCAGCACCTACACCGTGTTGCAAACTTGGACTGGGTTATCTGTCAATCAAGCATACGTCCGTAAAGACCTAGTTGTAACGTCACCTGAAGCCCACCAATGGTGGCGTGTGACATTTAATGCGGCCCCCTCCAACTATGTACGCATTGCAGAGCTTGTTCTATATCGTGAAGGAAACACCAATACGCCGCTGTCTGACTATTTCCGTTACTATTTCAGTGGGCCTGGACTTGATGGAACAAAACAGATCAATATTTCCGGTCACATTTATCAGGATGTAGCGAACGATATTCATAACACTATTGTTACGACTTATAACTCACAGGTTATCCCATTAAATAATCAACCATTCACTTATCACATCATAGCAAATGGGCAACGCTTTATTATTTCAGCGTCCCCTAGCGGCGTCTGGGTATCTGGGTATTTTGGTTATTGCCTACCGTATGAGCCTCCTAGTATTCAAGGCGACCCATATGTACTTGCGGGGTGTAGCGATAGTTGGTCGCAGGATTTAGCAGATACGACGTCTGAATTGCGTGCTTTCTTCTCACCAGGCATTAACTGTTTGGTTGCAAAATATCCCGATACTGGGTGGAGGTATCATGCTAATAGATATAACTCTGGCTCCACATCAGACGGCAGTGCATACCCTACTAGTGGAAAAGTCTATCCGTGGTCGCAGGGTGGGGGGCAACTTCTGACAGTGGTCCGTGAGCAATTAGATGGTGGGTTCCCGCTAATACCTGGTGTTATCCACTATCACGATGGTGGTGTTTATCACGTACTCGGAGAGTTTGATGGAGTGTATTACACACCAGGGTTTAACAACTCTGCTGGTACCACAATCAGTTACGGCGGGTTCGATCATTTAGTCATCAAGAACATCACGCGCAACAACCCGCAGGATTTCGCTGCACTTAGACTGGATTAAATCATGGGCTATCAAACAGCATCTGCAAACAGTCTCAGCGACCTTTTATCAGCGATCCAGAGCTTTGCATCGGCACAAGGCTGGACGGTTGATTCTGGGAAGGCTGGACGCTCAGATGGTAGTGGAGAGTGTGTCAATATTTCCAAGACTGGTACGGATGGGACAGTAATTGCTGGTGCATTTTATTCCCATACAGTTGATTTAGGTGTAAGTGAGTTTGGTTATGGTATGGGTACCTACACCTACGCTGCGTACAACGGCGGTCAGGGTAATATGGCTCAGACCAATGGAGCTTCTACTAAAACATTAGCTAATGGTTGTGGCACTTCCGCAATAGTTGCTTACCATCTTTTTGCTGGTCCAAACCACTTCCATGTCGTACTTGAAGTTATTTCTGGCACATATACACATTTCGGTTTTGGTATGCTGGATAAACTTGGTACAGTGACCACCGGCGTTTATAACTATGGTCGTCGTTTCAATTTCCACTATCAACAGGGTTATAGGGACATCAGTAGCGGGTATCACAGCATTCCATTCGACTCAGAAGGAACATCACGCATTGGTCCATCAACAATTCTCCGTGCGGATTGTGATGGATTTACCCCGCATTTCTTTGACGCTAACGGGCACGCAGATTCAGTCCTTCACATGATGAAGTGCGGTTGGCGAGATACATCCTGGGGAGACATTGTACGCGGGCTGTATTACAATCAGGCACCAAGCACGCTTACAGGTAGAACTTTATTAGTGCCAGCAATGGTTTCAGTATCTCGTGGAGGGCAAATGTATAGCCCTGCTGGTTATTTCCCTGATGTGCGTTATGTCCGTCTGGATAATATAGCATCCAGTGCGTCCATCGTGATTGGGAGCGACACATGGAGGGCGTTCCCATACGTTAGACGACATGGCGCAGCGGGTGAGCCTGACACCAGCTACTTCGGCCTAGCTTTCCTGCAACGCCCATGACCATCTGGAAAAACCTCTATACTGAAACCAACCACGGTTATGTGGAGTGGTGGTTGGTGTATGGTGATAGTTATGGCACGTTGGTGGAACCAAACACCACCGAGTCGTCCTACAAGGCGGGGTGGGTCGAGCGGACGCCTGTAAGTCTTGAGGTTGGTAAGTTTGGTAGGTCATTTGGGTATGACTTCTACAACCATATCCACATCACGCCAAACAAGATCAACTTCAACAATTTGGTCGGCGTGCAGTCCTACAGCTTGAAGGTGTGGTCGGCGTTCTATTATGACCGCAGGCTGGAAGCTATCGACCTGAACAACGGTGAAGGCATCAGCCTTACCAACGGCCAATCCGCACCCTTCAACTTCTCCCCTTCGGAAGAAGTGATCTGGACAGTGACGGGTACCCAGGACGGCCCTCCGGTAGTGGCAGCAGATGTGACGCTTGACTTTGACCGTGGAGAACTATTCACGGTGCCGATCACGGGTCGCCGCGTCATCTCATGGACGTGGTTACCTGACTGGAGCGCAGGCGTCGTCGAGCGCCTTGAATGGTCGACGGACGTGATGGAGTCCTACAACGGAACGGAGCAGCGCCGCAGCTTGCGCCTATATCCCCGCCGTGTCATGGAATTCACACCGTTTGCAATGGACACGGATCGCCGCTTACTTGAATCAACTTTGTTCGGTTGGGGCCCAAAACCTTTCGCCGTCCCCGTGTGGCCAGATGTAGTGAAGCTGACCTCAACACTTTTGGTCGACTCATACTCCATCCCCATCAACACAGTAGGACGCTCGTTCAACATCGGGGCATTCGCGTTGATCCATAACCCGTCTCTGAACGACAACGAAATCGTAGAAGTTGAGTCGATTGCGACCAACAGCCTGACACTGAAACGTGCCACGGTAAAAGAGTGGCCTGTTGGCACGGACATATATCCGGCACACTCTATGTATTTGAAGCAACAACCAACGCTGACTCGCGGCACTCGATACGCCTCTTTTGGGCGTACCGTGTTCGAGACAGAGAACCCAAGTGTATGGGCAACCGATCACGGCATGACAACATATCGTGGCTACCCTGTGTATGAGTTCAGACCGAACTGGGTGAAAGACCCTGAGTTCCGTTTTGACCGTAAGGTAGCTTTGTTTGATTCTGGTACAGGCTTGATCCATCGTGACGAGGAAGCGACCATCGCCTTCCCTTACTACACGATGGATTACACGCCACAGGGTCGCAGCCAAATCAATACGTGGCGCAAAGCAATGCAGGCACTGAAAGGTCGCTTCGGATCGATGTGGGTTTCTACCGACGCTTCAGACTTCAAGATGGTCGCGCCATTGTTGAATAGCGAAGTGGAGATTGATGTGGCGGCGATGGGTTTCAACACCTTCGTTGCCGGTCAGGTCGGTAGAAAAGATGTACGCATCGAGCTTACCAATGGGTCTGTCTATTACCGTCGTATCATCAACTACGCCGTAGTTGATGAGACTACAGAGCGGATCACACTCGACTCAGTGTTGGGCGTTGATGTCTATCCGCAGGACATGGTTTCCATTTCGTTCATGTTCCTGGCCCGCCTCGATACTGACGTTGTTGAGTTGGCTTGGTGGAACGGCGACGTGGTTAATAGCACCCTGACGTTCAAGGGGTTCAAGAATGACGTATAACGCGACAGAGATTAGCAGCCTCAGCGGAAAGCCAATCGAGCTTTACGACTTCTTCCGTTCCCATTTGCACTGGCGCTTTACCTCAGCGCAAACTGCGCTGACAGTTGATTACGCGGACTACGAAGCTGTAGCGATCACGCGCACCGCCATATCCCTGAACACTGAAATCAATCAGGCTACTCTGAGCATTACGGTGCAGCGTGATAACCCTGTAGCCGAGCAGTGGCGCATCTCCCCACCCTCTGAACCCATCCTGCTGATCCTCTCCCAATACCACGAGGGCGACGGCGAGGTTGCCGTGCATTGGATGGGGCGAATCATTACCGTTGAATGGTCAGGCAGCACCGCCAAAATCATCCTTGAGCCGAATTACACCAGCATCAAGCGCCCTGGATTGCGCCGCCGCTATCAACGCGCCTGCCCACACGTTTTGTACGGGCCTGCATGTCGTTTGACGGATGACACGTTCCGCCTTCTATCCACTGTGGCCAACATCTACAACCTGGATGTTCAGGTCTATAACGCCAACGTGAATGGTGACACGTATTACGCTGGTGGTTACATCCAGTGGGAGATCGACGTAGGCATCTACGAGCGCCGCTACATTGTGTCCCATACAGGAACCACGGTGGTACTCGCTACTGACCCTTACAGTCTAATCGTAGGTCAGGAAGTGAAACTGTTCCCAGGGTGTGATCACACCTTGGCAACGTGTAACACCAAATTTGGGAACTCAGCCAACTTTGGCGGTATGCCATATATCCCTGCCAAGAATCCTTTTGGCGGCACACCAATCTTCTAAGGACAGACTATGAACTTCCTTGTCCAGCTAGGGTTGATGGTACTAAGTGCGATCATCCAGTACGCACTTGCCCCTAAACCTGAAGCACCTAAAGCGGCGACGATGGATGATGTTCAGGCACCCACCGCCGACGAGGGTACAGAGGTGCCCGTCATCTTCGGCACGGTGTGGTTGAGGTCGCCAAACATGCTTTGGTATGGCGACATGGGTTCCACACCAATCAAAACAAAGAGCGGTAAGAAATGACCGATAACGTGAGAGTCACCATGACCCACATCAGGTCACTAAAACTTTGTGCTAGGGGCGTTCGTGACTGGTACGCAGCACATGGACTGGATTACAACGAGCTAGTCATGGAGGGCACGCCTGTGGAAGTGCTCATGGCTGTTGACGACTCGTATGCCACCAAAGCATGTGATGTTGCACTTGCTGAAGCTAGAGGAGTTGAGCTATGAGTAGCGGAAGCAAGAGCAAGAGCGTAACAGTAGGTTACAGATACTACATGGGTCTGCATTTTGGGATATGCCACGGCCCTGTAGATTCCTTAATGAATATTGAGATCGGAACTCGCGCTGCATGGTCAGGTAACCAAACCAGCAACGGAGCCATCTACATCAATCAACCTACGTTGTTTGGTGGCGACAAGCGAGAGGGTGGCATTCAGGGCACCCTAGACGTAATGTTGGGAGGCTCTACCCAAGGTACGAACTCTTACCTTGCCAGCAAACAAGGAACGCCGCAACCTGCATATCGTGGGTTGCTGACTGCCGTCTATAACAAGGGGCTGATTGCTGCCAACAACCCATATATCAAGGATTGGGCATTCAGGGTTCGGCGCATTCTCTACGGATGGGGCAACGACGCGACAGCGTGGTACTCAGCCAAGGCAGCAATCACATTGGCTGATGGCAACCTCGCCATGAACCCCGCGCATATCGTGTATCAGGTATTGACTGATCCGACGTGGGGCATGGGTTACGACCCAGGCCTGATTGATACTGTGAGCTTCACCGCTGCCGCAGACAAGTTCTATTCGGAGGGGTTGGGGTTGTGCATTGCCTGGACCAAGCAAACTAGCATCCAGGTATTCCTGCAGAACATCATCGACCACGCGGGCGCGGCTGTAGGTCAGGATAGGCGCACAGGCAAGTTCGTATTGAATGCGGTACGGGCTACCGCCGATCCTTCGTCATTGAAATCGTTCGACGAAAGCAACGTCATATCGCTGGACTCTTTCCAGAGGACGAGCCTTGCTGAAACCATCAACGAGGTGACAGTTGCTTACGTGGATGTAACCAATGGAAAGACCGCCACTGTAACTGTTCAAAACCTTGCCAATATTCAGGCACAAGGCGGCGTTGTAGCGCAGACTAAAGAATATCCCGGCATCCCGAACTATGCTTTAGCTGTTCGTGTGGCAGAACGCGACCTTCGTGCAACCTCAACCCCTGTCGCAAAGTACAAATTCAAGACGAACCGCGCCGCGTACAACATACTGCCTGGAGACGCAATCAAGTTTTCGTGGGCAAAACTCGGCATCGTCAATACGGTGTTGCGGGTTCTGAAGCTGGACTACGGCGATCTGGAAAACGGCACCATCACAATCGAGGCGTCAGAGGACATATACGACCTGCCATTGGCGAGCTATGTGCAGCAGCAACAGGACTTGTGGGTTGCTCCAAGTACCGCCGCCGTGGGTCCTTCCTACTACGACTTGAAAGAAGCGACGTTCCAAGACCTCGCTTCCAACCTCGGTCATACGGAAGCGATTGCTGTTCCCGCTACCAGCGGCTATGCCGTGGGTGTCGCTGCACGACCCTCTGGCGTCAACATGAATTACGAGCTTTGGACAAAGGTCGGGGCTGCGGACTACGCCTTGGCTGCGTCTGGAGACTGGAGCCCGAACGGAACGCTGACCAATAGCATTACGCCCGCCACGACCAGCATTTCTTTGTCAGCCACATCAGACTTGGAGTATGTCACGGTTCCTGCACTTGCCTACATCGAAAACGAGATTGTCCGCATCGACGCCATCGACGCCAGTGCATCCACAGCGACGATTGCGCGGGGTTGCTCTGATACCGTGGCAGCGAGCCATGCAGCGGGGGCGCGAGTGTGGTTCTACGACTTGCTGGCGTCCGTCGATACCACTGAATACACCAACGGCGAAACCGTCTATGGGAAGTTCCGCACCATCACGACAACGGAAGAACTTGCTATCGCCAGTTCCCCGTCAGATACGCTAACCATTGCATCACGAGCAATCAAACCCTACCCACCAGGGTTGTTCCGTATCACCAACTATGCTTACCCGACGCAGATCATCGATCAGGCCGTGTCGATTATATGGGCGCACCGTGACCGCCTCACGCAATCTGATCAGGTCATTGACGAGAATGACGCAAGTATCGGGCCTGAAGCCGGAACCACGTACTCGGTTCGCCTCTACAACAACGATACATCGGTGTTATTGAACTCTGCAGACGGCCTTACTGGAACGTCTTACTCAGGGTTCCCAAGCCCAACCGGAAACTACAACTGGCGCATCGAGTTGTGGAGCAACCGTAGTGGCTATGCCAGCACGTACAAACATTCGTGGGTGTTCAACTACATCAACGTGACCTACATCAATACCGAAGCTCTGTTCAGATTGACGGACGAAGCAGGCAACCAACTTACCACGGAGTAAATCATGGCCGACAAGAGAATATCGGAACTCACCGCAACACCTTCAGCACTCGTCGGCACTGAGAACATACCCATTGTGCAAAGCGGTGGCACGTACAAGGAAACGCCGCGCAACATTACCAAGATCGGGTATCAGGACGTAATCACGGACTCATCCGGTGCCCGCACCTTGAGCGTGACAGATCGAGGCGCGTGGTTGAGATTCACCAACGCGACAGCAACCACCTTGACCGTACCCTTGAACTCGTCCGTGGCGTTCGCTATCGGGGAGTGCTTCAACGGCATTCAGGCTGCAGCAGGCAAAGTCACAGTTACCGGCGCAGGCGGGGTGACGATCAACTTGCCCACGGACTACAAGAGCAACACCCGCGCCCAAGGCGCACCCCTTTGTCTCATCAAAGTCGCCACGGATACATGGGACTTGATGGGCGACCTGGAGGCAATCTAATGACCCCGATCCGCTCGATTATTGGTTCATCCATCCGCAAGATGTTCGGTAAGGTTTGGGGTGCCCTTGGGGATTATTACTGGAACAACGTCGTGCTCGCGCTTCGCGGCGACAAGACGGACGACGATGCGTGGAAAGCCACGACCCTCGCCATGCACATGAATGATGTTGATCCGCATTGGAGTAATACGGTGTTGGCGATGCACATGGACCTACTCGGAGATACGTACTGGTCTAATGTAGTTCTAGCCATGCACATGGACGGGGCGGATAACGGAACCACGTTTACGGACTCAAAAGGAAAGACCGTAACGGTCTATGGTAATACCTGCACCAAAACAGCAACCAAGAAATACGGTACAGCCTCTGGTTATTTCGATGGTACTGGAGACTACCTAACAGTACCAGGTACAGATTCGGCATTGGCTATAGGGACTGGTGATTTCACTGTAGAAGCCTGGGTTTATGTTATAGCTTGGTCCCCTGATGGGACGCAAACTATTATTAATATCGGGTCATATATCACAGGGTTTTTTCTGCGTGTTAGAGAGACTCAGGTTGATGTATATTTGGCCGGTGGCAATAACTACAGTAAGTTTGCTACATTCAATTCTGGGCAATGGAATCACGTTGCTGTAACTCGTAGTTCAGCAGTGCTTAGAGTATTTCTTAATGGTACTCAGGTAAGTACGGATTCAGCAGGCTCAACCGAAAGTATTCCAGCTTTAGACTTTTTGATAGGGAAAGCACAACACTCAGCCTCAGAGAATCTGAATGGTTATATCGATGACCTTCGTGTAACAAAAGGGGTTGCAAGGTATACATCAACTTTTACCCCCCCAACATCGGAGTTTCCAGAGATTTCAGGTGGGTCTTCTTATGACGAGAAGGGTCATACTGTTACTTTTAACGGCAACGCCACCCTATCCTCAACACAATCAAAGTTCGGCGGATACAGTGCATATTTTGATGGGACTGGGGATTATTTGAGTATCCCGTCTTCGACGGATTTTGATTTCGGAACTGGAGACTTTACTGTAGAGCTTTGGGTAAACCCATCTTCTATCACAGGATATAAGGTTTTAGTTGGGCGTCAGGAGGCCAATGTTGGTATGGCACTTCAGCTATACCAATCTGATTCAGTTATAGGTGTAACGCTACGAGCGGTAGGTGGCGGTGACCTGTTTGGTATTGCTGGAGGAGTATTGTCTCCAAGTGTTTGGGCGCAAATTATATTATGTAGACAAGGGTCTAATATTTACTTGTTACTTAATGGTGTAGTCGTAGCAACAGGTGTGTGTGCTTTTAATATTACGCCTGTTGCAAGTAGACCTCTGACAGTTGGCGTTGTAGATGATACTACCTTGAATGGGTATTTCACAGGTTACATCGACGACCTCCGCATAACCAAAGGCGTAGCGCGTTACCCACTCCCCAATGTAACTTTGGGCGATCCCTATTTTAATAATGTAGTTCTGTCCATGCATATGGACGGGATTGATAATGGAACTACGTTTACGGATGTGAAGGGGAAGACAGTAACACCTACCTCGGCGGTAACTAAAACAGCTACCAAAAAGTATGGTACAGCTTCTGCTTATATATCAGGTAGTGGAAGTTATTTGTCTGTAGCGACAACGGCTGATTTTGGGTTTGGTACTGGTGCTTTTACTGTAGAAAGTTGGGTATATTACTCGGAAACAGGGTTTTCATCCAGGGCTAACAGCCTATTGGATTTTAGGGATGTAGCTGGTAACGGTCAGTTCTATGTATCAACAGGAGGTTTGTTTAGCTACTGGAACGACACCACCAATGATGCCTGCACTACGGTACTATCTGTTAATACATGGTATCATCTTGCGGCTACCTATGACGGCACTAATTTAAGGTTGTTTGTTAATGGAACCTTAGAGAGGACTTCTGCCCGCTCCCTAAACTTTTCCACAACCAAACCTCTAATTATTGGAAAGTCCTGGGCTACTTCTACTGACTATTGGATTGGCTACATCGACGACCTCCGAATCACTAAAGGTGTAGCACGTTATACAGCCGATTTCATCCCACCCCAATTCGCCAACTACGACTTGCAGGGTGCTGACGTAACTGGAACTACAGTATTCAACCCGCCCGCTCGTGCCTTCCGTGAGCCGAACAACACCTCGACGTTCTACGACGAAAAAGACCACCTCATCACCGTCACTGGAACCCCGACGATCAGCGCAACCGCGTCGAAGTTCGGTGGCAAATCCGCATCGTTCAATGGCACCACAGACTACCTGACCATCGAGCCCCACGCAGACTACGGGTTTGGCACTAAGGACTTCACGATTGAGTGCTGGATCAACA